CAAGGCCAAGGCTTCTTGGGTCAGGCCGGCTCGAAGCCGGGCGGCGCGGAGGTTGTCAGAGAAGGCCATGGGCCAATTCTTCACGGTCTGTGATGTGGCGCTAACACGATTTGTGTTGCGCGCAGGATCACGATATGTGATTCTCCCCGAATGGACGCACTCGACAGAGCCGTGAAAGCCGCCGGCGGGGTTACATCCCTTGCCTCCCATCTTGGTGTTCGCCAGAGCGCTGTTAGCAATTGGCGCTCCCGGGGGCGTGTGCCCCCGGCCATGGCCATTCCCATCGAATCCGTCACTGGCGTTTCCCGCCATGACCTTTGCCCCGACATTTTCGGACCCTTGGGCGGTCTGGCCCCCGTGACCAAGCGGGAGTTGCTGGCAAAGCTCGGCCTCTCCAATGACGCACACCTGGCCGTCGTCTTGGCCCTCCCGGTGGATCGCGTCGCATCGTGGGAGCTGGACGCAGCTGTCCCGGCTCTGCCCGGTGTTCTCGCCGTCCTGGGTGCTGCGCCAGTCGGTGCTGTTTCGCGCGTCGAATCCGATCCCGACGCGGACCGCATTGGCCCGGTCGACACCGCCTGAAAGGCCATCCCTGGCCGTCGTCCCTGAATTGTTGATCTCCATGGCGCCAATCCTGCGCCACCCGAGCCTAGCCCGAAACCTTGAAACACCGTCCCTCCCAAGGTGACCTCATGACCTGCCGCACATCCGCACTCAACTGGCTCGACGTTCTCTACAACTCCGTGCGCAAGACGCCCGGAGGTGTCGTGGATGCAGCCGCATTCCTGGCCGACCGTCGTGGGAAGTCGATGCACCCGGAAACCCTTCGCGCGAAGTTGCGTGGGTTGGAGGGTGAGTCGGTGACGATGGAAATTGCCGAACTGCTCACAGAGTGGATGCAGGAGAAGGCGGGCGGCAGTGATTACGCCTTGGACTGGATGCAGGCGCTGGCCGGGCAGTTCGGCATGGCCGTGGCTACGGTTCCGCCGCCGCCGGAGGGCGGCTGGTCGGACGAGATCGGCGCCATCCAGACGAAGTTGCTGGAGATCACCACGCGGGTGGGGCGCTTGTCAGGCACGGCGGTGGCGGCAATGGCCGATCACCACATCGACAGCGACGAAGCCAAGTTGATGGTGGAAGAAGCCAACTCTCTGATCACGATGGCACACCGGCTGATCCGCAACGTGTCGCGCGCTGCAGCAAAGGGGAGGGTGCGTCGATGAACCATCCCGCTCGCTCCACCGATCCCAGCACCAGCCACGAGGCGGCCAACTACATCGTTGCCACTGGCGTCCAAGGTGACCAACAAGCCGCAGCAGCTTCCGCCGTGCGTCGCTTCCCGGGCCTGACAAGCCTCGAACTGGCGAACGAGACGGGCATCTGCCGATACGTGCTCGCTCGACGCCTTCCCGAACTGGCAGAAACCGGCCGCGTGTGGCGGGGCCCGAAGAAGCCTTGCCCAGTGTCTGGCCGCAGTGCCTGCACCTGGTGGCCGGTGGCTCGGGGCCAAAACATGACGCTGGGGCTCTGACATGTCGACCATCATCATGTCGCAGTGCTGGCCGCTGCAGGGCCTGAGCGTCACGCAGAAGGCTGTGTTGATCTCGCTGGCTGACCAAGCCAACGACGACGGCGTGTGCTGGCCGGCGGTGGGCACCATCGCCGCGCGCTGCTGCATGTCGCCGCGCGCTGTCCGCACCGCCATGGATCATCTGGAAGTCGTGGGCCTACTGACCCGCGACCGCAGGTTCAACAGCAGCACTGTCTACAACGTCACCCCGGCCAAGTTCGACAAGGCCGCAGCGCCATCGAAGGGCACTCGCAAGACCGGAAAAGCCGGTACTGCATCGGGCGCAGGTGCTGCGCCCCGTGCAGGGGGTGCGCCCGATGCAGGTGGGGATGCGCCCCGTGCAGGTGGGGATGCAGCGGGCGCAGGTCTGGAGGTGCGCCCCGTGCCGCCTAACCGTCATATAACCACCAATGAACCGTCAGAAGAACCGTCATCTCCGGCGGGCCTGTCGGCCGCGCCGCCGGTGGTGGATTCGGAAACGGAGTTGCAGGCCGCGTGCAGGGCGACATGGGCGGCATACGCCAGCGCCTACCGCATCCGCCATGGCGTGGCACCGGTCCGCAACGCGAAGGTCAACGCCAACGTGAAGCAGCTGGTGCAGCGTCTCGGGCATGCCGAAGCACCGGCCGTCGCCGGGTGGTTCCTGACCGTCAACGAGCGCTACGTGGTGCAGAACATGCACGACCTGGGCTCGCTGCTGTCGAAGTGCGAGGCCTACCGCACGCAGTGGGTCACCGGCAGGCAGATGACCGCGACCAGCGCCCAGCAGCAGGACCAGACCCAGAGCAACGCCAACGCCGCAGACGAGGCCAAGGCCAAGCTGCGCCAGCTGAGGGGGGCGACCAATGCTCACTGACGCCGAGCAGGATCAGCTGGTGGACATGCTGGCCTCTACTGCCGAGGTCATGGGCGAGAAGATCAGCCCCAACGCGGCGACGTACATGGTGCTGGATCTGGCCACCTATCCGCTGCGCGTGCTGGCCGAGGCGCTGACCGCCTGCCGCCGCGAGGTAAAGGGTCGGCTGAGCCTGGCCGCGATCATGGAGCGAATTGACGACGGGCACCCGGCACCGAACGAAGCGTGGGCTGTGGCGATCCGGGCCGCTGACGAGGCGGTGACCGTGGTATGGACAGAGCAGACCAGGGACGCATGGACGGCGGCGCTGCCGCTGGTCGAGGAGGGCGACAAGATCGCAGCCCGGCAGGCGTTTCTGGAGGTGTACGCCCGGTTGGTGAAGGGCGCGCGCGCTGTGGGTGGCTGCGCCGTCTATCAGCCGTCGCTGGGCCATGACGCGAGTGCCCGCGCCGCAGCGCTGCAGCTGGCGGTGGATGCTGGCCGCTTGGCGCACGAACAGGTAGCCGATCACCTGGCGCTGCCGCCGGCCACGCCCGCATTCAATCCGCTGGCCCTGCTCGCCGGCCGAGTGGAGGCGAGCCCGGAAGCGACCGAGCGCACCCGGAAGCACCTGGCCGAAATCGCCGAGCTGTTCGGCCCCGCTCAGGACGCAGCGGCATGAGGCAGGACCACGTCGAACTGGAGGTGCGCCCTGTGTCCGAGCCGGTGGCGGTGGCCGGTTGGTATCTGGCCTATGGCTACGGGATCAAGCCGCTGGTGCTGTACGCCACCCGCGGGGCGACCGTCTGGCGCGATGGTTGCCGGCAGATCCCGATCACCCGGTATGCCGGGCCGATTCCGGAACTGCGCTGATGTGGTCCAACGATCCGGCGCCGACCAAGGAAGAAGCGGCGCGCATCGAGTTGGCCAAGACAGGCCCGTGCATGGCCTGTGTGGTGTTGCAGATCCAGCAGCTGCTGGACCCGGAACGGGTGGTCTACGGCTGCGACTACAACCACGCCAAGAGCGGCAATCGGCGACGCGGCCACTACTTCGGCTTCGCGCTCTGCATATGGCACCACCGCCGCCGACTGATGGAAGGGAAAACCTTCGCTTGGATGCGACAGATCTACGGCCCGAGCCTGTTGGATGGCTCGCGGACCTTCCACGAAACCTACGGATCTGATGACGACCTGATCGAGCAGCAGACCTATATCAACGAACTGAGGGCGACGGCATGAAGAAGACGAAGGCATTGGCACCGAGGTTGAACCCTCAGATCGCGCCCAGGGAGCGCCGAATGGACCACAACACGGTGTCCCGGCCCAAGCGTAGGAGGCCAGGCACATTCGCCGCCGGTCAGGTTGAGACGGTTGAGCAGTTCGAGGCCCGTGGCGGGCAGGTGCAGCGCCTTCCGGCCAGCTGGGATCAGGCGGCATGAACAACCGCCCCTTACTCAACAGCCTGCTGGCTCGATCCGCCGCCGACGGGCGCCTGTCGATCAACGCCGCGCGGGACATTCTCGCTGAATCGGAGTCGCCTGCTGTGCGGTGGCGTCCCATCGCGGAGGCTCCGCAGGACGGCACGCGGCTGATGCTGTGGGACTCGGTGAGCAAGCGGCCGGTGTTCGGCAGTTGGCGCGGGGACAACCCGAAGATCACGCACTACGCGGCCGAGCCGGCTGGCCCCGCGGCGGCCTGATGAACGCAACCAATAAGCCGGCGCGACCGCGCGCTGCACGAGCAAACCACCAAGGGGAAGGCACATGCGAATGAACAATGCACGGGAACTGCTGTCCAGCCGGACGGGCCCAAAGACCATGAGCTTTGATGGGAGTGCGGGCGGCCCGACCACCCAGGAGATCGTGGCCGCACTGGCGTACGTGCCACACGGGCTGGGGCATGAGCTGCTGCAGGCAATGTGGTGGCCCGAGAGTGGTCAGCGCCGGCGCGAACAGCTGCGCCAGGCCGTCATCGCTTTGGTGGCACCGGAGTTCACCCGCCAGATGCACGAACTGGCCGATGCCCGAACGGAGTTTGGCATCGCCAAGGCCAGCATGGGCTGGTGCGGCGGGACGGTCACCGATGCACAGCGACGCGAGCTGCGCCGAGCAGAGAAGGCGCTGGACGATGCGCGCGCTGCGGCATGGCCGAACAACACGATGGAGCAGCTTGGGGTTCTGGCTGTCCGAAGCTGCCGCCGGCGCCGTCGAACGTGATGCGCGCGCCGAACTACGTCCAGAGGTTGTCGGAGCTGCTGTTCGAATCGTCACCGACGCCGAGGACCACGTCCGAGCCTGCCAAGCAGTGATCGCCGCTGACCGCCAGCCGGTGACGCAATGAACCGCCGGATGCTGGCACTGGGCCGGTTGAAGGCCGGCGAGATGAACAAGACCGAGGCGGCGTATGCCTCGCGGCTGAGCGCGTTGCAGGCTGCCGGCGAAATCCAATGGCACCGCTTCGAGGGCCTGAAGCTACGTCTGGCGGACAACACGTTCTACACCCCGGACTTTGCGGTCATGGCAGCCGACGGCGTCATGGAGTGCCACGAGGTGAAGGGCCATTGGCAGGACGATGCAAGGGCCAAGATCAAGATCGCCGCGTCCATGTACCCGTTCCGCTTCATTGCGGTGAAGGTGCGGCGCAAGCGCGACGGCGGCGGATGGGAAGTGGAGGAGTTCTGATGGCTGGAGCAGTGACGGCTACCGTCCGCATGCGCTGGTGGCTGCGGTGCTACTTGGCCGCGGTGGTGTGGTTTGCCAGGACGACGGGCATGGAACCGGACTGGGAACGGGTCGAGGGATGGATACGCCGCGGCTTGGTACTGCGAACGACGAGGGTTGCTGATGGACGTTCCACAGATTGAAAAGCTGGCGGCAGCACTGGCCGCTGAGCAGGCTGCGCGCGCTGCAGCAGTCACCGCCTTGGCCGCGCGCATCGATGGCAGCACAGACGCTCGCATCGATCGCTTGGTCGGGATCATCGAGCAGCAGGGCAAGCAGATGGCTGAGCTGGCAACGCATGTCGGTCTGCTTGTCCAGGCGGTGGCCCTCTTGTTGGGCGAGGAGGCAGGCGCACCGGTGCAGGACGAGGGTGCCGAGCCGGAGCGCGTCGACCTGGACGGGAACACGTACTGATGGCAGGGCTGGCCGGCAACCGCCAAGCCAAGCGCGCGTTGCCAACGAACAGCAGGGCGTGGCGCGCGCTGCGGGAGACCATCCTGCTGCGCGACCTGTACCGGTGCCAGGAGCAGGCCTGTGGTGTGTTGTGCGCCGGCAAGGGGAAAGCCCACGTCGATCATGTGGATGGCAATCCGAACAACAACGCTCCGGAGAACCTTCGGACGCTGTGCGTCAGCTGCCATAGCAGGAAGACCGCACGCGAGGATGGCGGCTTCGGCAACACCGAGCGCGTCCTGATCGGTTGCGACGCCGATGGATGGCCCTTGCAGGCGTCACGGCAGGGCACCGCGCGGGCGAAGTAGCCCATGGAACCTGAACGAGTATGTCCACAGGTTATCCACAGAAACCTGAACGGGGGGCAAAAAAGTTTGGGTCGATTTGCCAGCGATACGTGCGCCCCCCCAAACGCACGCATCCACAGTTGGAAAGACGACCCCCATTCCTGAACAAGCGTTGCTTTGTTCAGTGAGCGATTCAGACGGTGAACCATGGCAAATCCCCGCACTCCAGCAGCAAAAGCGGCAGTGTCCGGTGCTGCGGCAAAGAATCCGCAGCGGCATCGAAATCGAAAGACGCCGAAGGGGCCAAAAGCCATCGGCGCTCCCTACAAGGGAATGACCAAAGAACAGGTCGCCGTCTGGAAAGAGCAGGTCGAGAACATGCCTTGGCTGCACGCTGGTCACCGGCTGCTGCTGCGCCAGGTGTGCATCCTCGCCGCGCGAATGGCGACCGACCCGGAGATGGGTGTTTCGGCGATGCAGGCACTGGGCTCGCTCCTGTCGAAGCTCGGTGCCACGCCGGTGGATGAGACGAAAGTGAATCATGGCCCAGGCGAAGACGAAGACCCGGACGACAAGCATTTCTGACTGCCGGACCAGCGAGTATCCGCTGGCAGTGGTGGAAGGCAGGATCGTTGCAGGCCCGCACGTGCGCAACGCTTGCCGCCGGCACCTGAAAGACCTTGAGGACGCCCACGAGCGGGGCCTGTACTTCGACCGCGAAGCTGCAGACAAGAAGATCGCATTCTTCGAAGACGTGTTGCGACTCAGTGAGGGGCAGTTCGAAGGAAAGCCGTTCAAGCTGCACCCCAGCCAGGCATTCAAGATCGGCAGCCTATTCGGTTGGAAACAGGCGGACGGCACGCGCCGCTTTCGGCGTGCGTACATCGAGGAAGGCAAGGGAAACGGCAAGTCGCCTATGGCGGGCGGTATCGCGCTGATCGGGCTCTGCGCCGATCAGGAAGCTGGCGCCCAGGTGTACGCGGTGGCCTCGCATAAGGATCAGGCAGGCATCTTGTTCCGCGATGCGGTCAAGATGGTGAAGGCTTCGCCGGCGTTGAAGAAACGGCTGGAGTTCTCAGGCGGTGAGGGCAAGGAATACAACATCGCCCACCACAAGTCGCAGAGCTACTTCCGACCAGCGTCCCGCGACGTTGGCAAGACGGGTTCCGGCTACCGCCCGCACTTTGTCCTGGCCGACGAAGTGCACGAGATGGCGGACGGCAAGATCATCGAAATGATGGAGAACGGGTTCAAGTTCCGCCGTTCGCCGCTGCTTTTCATGATCACCAACTCGGGCAGTGACCGGAACAGCGTTGCATGGGCCGAACATGAGCACGCGGTAAAGGTCGCCGCTGGTCATACGGAGGCGGTCAACGATCCAACCTTCATCGGTGAGCCCATCGATGACCGCACGTTCTCGTTTGTGTGCGGACTGGACGAGGACGATGACCCGCTGGAGGATCCGCGGTGCTGGGTGAAAGCAAACCCGATGCTGGGCATCACCATCACGCAGGAGTACCTGCAGGGGCGGGTCGACCTAGCCAAGCAGATTCCGAGCAAGCTTAACGAGATCCTGCGACTCAACTTCTGCATGTGGACTGACGCTGACCAGGCGTGGCTCAGCCGAGAGACGCTGGAGCCTGCCCTGCAGTCATTTGACACGTCCCAGCACCATGGCAAGCGCCTGCATCTCGGGTTGGATCTGTCGCAGAACCGCGACATTACTGCGCTCGGCGCGGTAGTGGAGACCGGAGCGAAGGAGGTGCTGGTCGAGGTCGAGGGCAAGAAGACGCTGGTGAGCAAACCAACGTTTGACGCCTGGGTAGAGGCATGGACCCCAGGCGATACGGTCAAGGCCCGCGAGCTACGCGACAAGCTTCCGTACAGCACGTGGATTGCCAAGGGCCACCTGCACGCGCCACAGGGCCAGACGATCAGCTACCGGCACGTCGCGCAAACGGTGGCCGAGTATGACCGGGACTTCGAAATCGCTCAGGTTGCCTACGACAGGTACGCGTTCCGCCAGTTCGAAGAGGAAGTAAAAGAACTGGGCCTTTCGGTTTCGTTCGTCGAGCACCCGCAGGGTGGCCTGAAGAAGGGCAAGCCTACAGAGGCGGCAGTAAAGGCCGCCGCTGCCGCAGGTAAGCCGGCGCCGGAAGGTCTCTGGATGCCCGGGTCTCTCCGATTGTTCGAGGAAGCCCTGTTGCAAGGGCGGGTCCGCTTGCTCGGGAACCCCGTGCTGGTGTCGGCAATCATGTCGGCCGTCATCGAAAGCGATAAGTGGGAAAACCGTTGGCTGTCTAAGGCACGGTCCGTCAACAAGATCGACGCCGCGGTAGCGGTCGTGATGGCTTTCGGCTCCGCAAATTCATCGGTCGCGCCCGCCTCTGTCTATGAGCGGCGAGGCATCCGATTCCTATAGGAAACGCAATGTCCAGGTTCAACGAAGAAGATATCAAGTCGCTGGACCGGATCTGGAATCCGCCGCCGGCGGCGCTCCAAGGCGCACGGGCTGAGGCCGGCCAGTTCACGGGGATGGATGACCCGGCGCTGTTGGAGTTCATCCGGGCGCAGAGCGGGCAGGGCGGTGGTGGATACCAGCTGCGCAACATGGCGGTGCTCCGCTGCCTGTCTCTGATCTGCGGGACCATCGGCATGCTGCCGTTGAACGTGATCGAGTCTGGTGGGAAGAAACGGATAGCCACCGAGCACCCCGCGCACCGCCTGCTCAAGGTCAAGCCGAACCCGTGGCAAACGCCGTTGGAGTTCAAGAGGCAGATGGAGCTGGCCCGGCAGCGTCACGGTGACGCCTACGCGCGGATCGTCTGGTCAGCAGGCCGGCCAATCCATCTCATCCCGTTGGACTCTCCCGCGGTGCGCGCCGAGCTTGGCGACGACTGGCGGATGATCTACCGGTTCAACAGCAAGAAGCGTGGCGAGGTGGTGCTGAAGCAGGAGGAGGTCCTGCACATTCGCGATATCTCCGTGGACGGTGTCACCAGCTTGTCGAGGATGAAACTGGCCGACCGGGCAATTCGCCTGGCGCTGGATGCTGAGCGAGCTGCGAGCCGCATCTTCGAAACCGGCAACATGGCCGGTGGTGCTATCGAAGTGCCGAACGCGCTAAGCGAGATCGCTTACGGACGCATGCGCGGGTCGCTGGAGACCGAGTATGCCGGCGCTGCAGCAGCTCAGAAATGGATGCTGCTGGAAGAGGGAGCCAAGGCAAACAAGTTCGGCAGCACGGCGCAGGAAGCGCAGCACGTCGAGAACCGGAATGCCCAGGTGGAGGAGGTGGCCAGGCTCTACGGCGTTCCCCGCCCTCTGCTGTTCCTGAGCGATACCAGCTGGGGCACCGGCATCGAGCAGTTGGGCATCTTCTTCCTGCAGTACACGATGCTGGAGCACTTCACCAACTGGGAGCAGGCGGTTGCGCGGTCGCTGATTCCAGAGCGCGACCTGGAGCGATTCCAGCCGAAGTTCAACGTGCGGGCGCTGATGCGCGGAACGCTCAAGGATCAGGCCGAATTCTTCAAGGCCGCCCTCGGCTCCGGCGGCACCAAGCCGTTCCACACGCAGAACGAGATCCGCGACCTGCTGGATTACCCCGAATCGGACCAGCCAGGCGCCAACGACCTGATCAACCCCATGACACAGAAGGGAAAGAGCGATGAGCCTCCGGCAGCTGCCTGAAATCCGTGCCGAGCGACGGCTCGGTGCCGCCCAGTTCGATATGCGGCCCGACGCGCTGGAACGCTGGGAGCCGGAAGTCCGCGCTGCCGGCAACGACGCAAACAGCATCTCTATCTACGATTCGATCGGCGAGAACTGGGAAGGCACCGGCGTTACCGCAAAGCGGATCAGCGCCGCCCTTCGTGCGATCGGTAGCAAGGACGTGGTGGTAAACATCAACTCTCCAGGCGGTGACTTCTTCGAGGGCGTTGCGATCTACAACCTGCTGCGCGAGCACCAGGGCCGCGTGACGGTCCAGGTGATGGGGCTGGCAGCGTCAGCGGCATCGGTTATAGCCATGGCCGGCGACGAGATCCTGATGGGCGACGGGGCGTTCCTGATGATCCACAACGCCTGGGCGGTGGCCATCGGCAATCGGCACGACATGGCGGATGCGGCAAAGCTGTTGGAGCCGTTCGACGCAGCCATGGCCAAGGTCTACGCCGCCCGGTCGGGTATCACCGAGGCGGAAGCGGCGCGGATGATGGACGAGGAGACGTGGATCGGCGCCGGCCAGGCTGTCGAGGACGGCTTTGCCGATGGCCTGCTCGACGGGGCCGCCGCCACCAAGGATGCCAAGCAGGCATCGGGTGGCCGCAAGGCGCTGGCCTTGGTCGAAGCGGCAATGGCCAAGGCTGGCCACTCCCGCTCCATGCGACGCGACACCCTCAAATCGCTGTTCAACGGCAAGCCGAGCGCTGCCGACCCTGCCATGCCGAGCGCTGGCGGAAACGAAACCACGGCCCTGCTGCAGGGCCTTCTCGACAACATCAAAGCCTAAGAGGCCAACAAATGACCAAGATGACCCACGGCCGCGTTCCGCGTGGCCTCGTTTCCGTGCGCGCCGATGGTGGCAGCCAGCCCGACGTGAAGGCGCTGGTGGAGAGCCTGAACAAGGCATTCGCCGACTTCAAGGCCGAGCACAACAAGCAGCTGGACGAAATCAAGAAGGGCAATGCCGATGCACTGCAGGCCCTGAAGGTCGACAACATCAACGCCGATATCACGCGTCTGCAGGCTGCGGTCGACCAGGCCAACACCCAGATGGCCGCGTTCCAGATGGGCGGTGGCGGTGCCGCCAGCGACGTGGCCGATGCCGAGTACACCGAGTCGTTCCGCGCTCACTTCCGCAAGGGTGAAGTCCAGGCCGCTCTGAACAAGGGCGCTGCCAATGAGGGCGGCTACCTGGCCCCGGTGGAATGGGATCGCACCATCACCGACCGCCTGGTCATTCTGTCGGATATGCGTCAGCTGGCCACGGTCCAGCCGTGCTCGGGCGCCGGCCTGACCAAGTTGTTCAACATGGGCGGCACCGCGTCGGGGTGGGTTGGCGAAACTGCGGCACGTCCGCAGACCGGTACGGCGCAGTTCCAGTCGCTGAACTTCGGCTGGGGCGAGATCTACGCCAATCCGGCGGCGACCCAGCAGCTGCTGGACGATGCCGAGATTGACTTGGAGGCGTGGCTGGCCGGCGAAGTTGAGACCGAGTTCTCCAAGCAAGAAGGCACTGGCTTCTGGGCCGGTGACGGCGTCGACAAGCCGTTCGGCATGCTGACCTACGTCGAAGGAGGCGCCAACGCGACCAAGCACCCGTTCGGTGCCATCAAGGTGGTGAACAGTGGTGTGGCGGCCGGCATCAACGGCGACAGCATCATCGACCTGGTCTATGACCTGCCGTCCGCATTTACCCGCGGCGCCAAGTTCGCGATGAACCGCAAAACCCAAGGTGTGGTGCGCAAGCTGAAGGATGCCCAGGGTAACTACCTGTGGCAGCCGTCGCTGGTGGCCGGCCAGCCGTCCACCCTGGCTGGTTTCGCCGTGCAGGAAGTGGCTGCGATCCCCGATGTTGCGGCGAACGCGATCGGCATGCTGTTCGGTGACTTCAAGCAGACCTACACCGTCTTCGACCGCAAGGGCGTGCGCGTGCTGCGCGACCCGTACACCAACAAGCCCTACGTCATGTTCTACACGACCAAGCGTGTGGGCGGCGGTGTGCACAACCCCGAGCCGATGCGCGCCCTCAAGATCGCGGCTGCGGCCTGATCACCACCCGTCGGGCGGCCTCGCGCCGCCCGGCATCAATCCAGTGTTCGAGGAGCCGCAATGGCAAAGTTCATCAAGCCCTTCCGCGGGGTTCCGGAAGGCAAGATCTACCCCATCCAGTTCGCTGCCGGCGACGACTGTCCGCCCGAACTGGAGGCCGGTGCACTGTCGGTGGGCGCGCTGAGCCTGATCGCTGACGCCCCGCCGCCGCTGACGCTGTTGGGGTCCAGCCTGCAGCCGGCGCGGTTCGAATTCGCCGATGGAAGTGAACTGTCGCTCGGTGATGTGGTCAGCAAGGCGCATGCCGCTTCGGGCCTGACCGTTGAAGCCTGGAATGAGATGAGCGAAGAAGTGCGCGAGATGGCAATCGCCGAGACGGTGAAGGGTCTGATTGCCGAGACCGCTGAGACCGCCGACAAGCAGCAGGCAACCGGCGATAAGGTGACCCTGATCGCCCAGCTGGAGGCGGCAGAGATCCCCTTCGACAAGCGCTGGGGTGCTGAAAAGCTGGCCGCAGCACTGGCTGAAGGGAAGAAGGACTGACATGCCCATTGTCTCGATCGCACAGGCCCGCTCGCATGTGCGAGTCGAGGCCGACTACCCCGAAGAGCAGTTGCAGGCCGCGGTTTCCGGTGCTGTGGACGCCGCGCAGGCATACCTCAATCGTAGGATCTACGAGAGCTCGGACACGCTGGCTCAGGCGCGAGCCGGCTACCCAGCGGCGGTAAGGGCAGCGGCAATAGCCCGTGACCAGGCGCTGGCTGACGCAGTGTTCATCGAGAACCGAGAGGAGCGCACCGCGGCGATCCGTCTTGCCAACGTTGCTTTCGGCGAAGCCACGGCAGAGGCGGAGGCCTGCATCCACGGCGTGGTCGTGAATCCCAGCATCGTCACGGCGGTACTGCTGACGATTGGTCATCTCTACGCGAACCGCTCCGACGTGGTTGTGGGCGCCCAAGCGGTAGAGCTTCCCAACGGCGCCAAGAGTCTCCTGCGCCCATATCGAAGGGTGATGATGCCATGACGCTTCAGGACGGCGATCTGCAGAGTCGCATCCGCTTCGAGCGGAAGACCATTGCGCGCGATCCGCTCGGCGGCCAAGACAAGCCGGTATGGGCTGAGGTTGTGTCCGTGTGGGCCAAGGCCACCAACAACCTTGCGGCCACCACCGAGGCTGTGGCTGCCGGCGCCGACCGCTACCGGGAGCAAGTCAGGTTCGATATTCGCCCCCGGCAAGTCGACCCTCAATGGCGGATCGTGTTCCGTGGTCGCATGTTCGATATCAAGAGCATTGCGCCCAGTAACGACCGTAGCGAGATGGCAATCATCGCCGTAGCGGGGTTGACCAATGGCTGAGCAGGTATCGATTCAAGGTTTGGCCGGCTTGCTGCGATCGCTGCGGGAGGCACCCAGGGCCGTTCAGGGAAGTGCAGTCCGTGCCGGCATGCGCAAGGGCGGCAATGTGATCCGGGACGACGCGAGGCGCCGTGCGCCGAAGGCGTCGGGGTTTTTGGCCAGCCAGATCATCACGCGACGAGCCAACGCGCAAAGCAGGTCCCGCGCAGGCGTGGGCAAGGACGGGGAGTACTTCACGGTGGGGGTAAAGTCCGGTCGCCGACGCAAGTACGCCAACACCAAGCGCAACAAGCGACGTGGTCGAGCAGGGAAATCCTACGTTGACCGCGGCTGGGCCTACTACTGGCGGTTCCTCGAGTTCGGCACGAAGAAGCAGCGGGCTTCGCCGTTCTTGACGCCGGCCGGCGAAGCCAAAGGCCCCGAGGCGGCGCAGGTGATCATCGATGAAACCCGGGCCGCGCTCGACAAGCAGCTTAGGAAGGAGGGCTGGCGATGATGGTTCCCCTAATCCAATCGCTGCTGGAAGACGATGCGACCGTCCGGCAGGTGCTCGGCGACCCCGCCAGCTTGTTTCTGGGCAGCGCGCCCCAGGGCACGCCGCTCCCGTACGCGACGTGGGAAGTTGTTGGTGGCTCGCCCACCGCGATGCTGTCTGAGCCGCCGCCGGCGGACGGCTGGCGGGTCCGCTTGACCGTGTGGGGCGAGAGCCTGAGCCAGGCCAACGGCGTTGCCGTCGCCATCCGGAATGTGATCGAGCGCGTGGGCAGCATCGAGTCGCACAACCCCACGCCCGACAGCGACGACACGGACGCAATGGGCATTTCATTCGACGCGCGGCTGCTGCAGCTGCGCTGATCCACACAACGGCAATCCACCGGCCCCGCAAGGGGCTTTTTTCATGCCCGGCGACGGGCACAACGCAAGGAAACCCCTATGGGACAGGTACTCAAGTCGAAGCACACCCAGCTGTTCATCGCCATCGGCGAGGCGGAGGTCATTAAGGTGACCCGTGTCCGTTCGGTCGGCTTCCCTGATGGCCAGGCGTCGGAAATCGATATCTCGGACTTCGATGACGACTGGGATCAGTTCGTCGCGGGCCGCAAGCCGTGGACGTTGGTATCAGCGACGGCTGGGGAGTTGCCACGATCGACACCAGCGCTCACACCAGGACGAAGGGCGGGCAGGTCAATACCGTGCCTGGAGCGCTGTACCGCAGGCTAACCTGCAACCTTTCCGGCCGGGCTACGGACGTTGTTCGCGGGGGAGGCTTGAACGGAACGGACTGGGAGACGATCGGCGCGGCACTGGCTGGCCGTCGCCGCTCCTGCGTTGTCCCGCAATACCGGGATATGGCGACCAAGGCATTCGATCCGCTGCTGGCGGCCCGGTCAGCGCTCTACGGCTACCCCACGCAGCTGCCGACTGCCGAAAACATCAGCCGGCAGTACTTTTCCGGGTACATCGAGTTTGAGGAAGTCCCTGCGTAGCTGGCATGATCCCTGAAAATCTAGGGAGGTTCTATGAACTTTGGGAAGTTGTTCGCGCCGTTGCTGCTTGTGGCGCTGGCCGGTTGTTCGTCGCCCAAGGATGACGGCTCAAAGAAGGCCCTGTTGAACTGCATGAGCGCAATTCAGTCTGCGTCGGATAATCCGAGTGCTATGAAGGTCCCGTACTCCAAGGACTGGGGAACGGCTGGAGAGCACCACTTTGCTTGGCCGGCTGGGTCAGGCCTGATCTTGGCCACGAAAGGCGGGGCCGCGCAGCCGGCCTCGGCGTCCTGTATCACGAACGCAGCTGGAATCGTGACTGACATGACTATCAACGGGTCGGACGTCCCGATCCGCTAAGTCACTCCCTTCATAAGTCTCAAAGCCCGCTCTGTGCGGGCTTTTTTTTTGGGAAAAGCGATGAGCCTTTACACCCTTACCGTTGACCTGCTGCTGAAGTCGGGATCCTTCGAGCGTGACAGCGGGAAGGCTGCGCGCGTAGTTCAGCGCGACATGGCGACGATTCAAACCTCAATGACCGAAGCCGCGCGGCGGGGTGCCGACGAGGTAGCCGCAGGCTTTCGTCGCGTGGCGTTCGAGGCCATCGGACTCTCATCTGCGCTGACCGCAGTGAAGGCTGCCATTGGTAAGGCGGACGAGTGGACAAACCTCAACAATCGTCTACGCCTGGTGACGCAAGGGCAAGCGCAGTTTGCCGCGGCCCAGGCGGACGTGGTCCGCATCGCTGGCGCTGCTCGACAGCCGCTTGGGGCCACTGCTGAGCTGTACCAGCGCATCGCGATGAACCAGGAGGCCACCGGTCTGTCTGGCGCCGCCTTGGCGCGCGTTGTTGAGACTATCAGCAAGACGATGGTCATAAGTGGTTCAACTTCTGCTGGTGCAGAAGCGGCCCTAGTACAGCTTGGCCAAGCATTTGCGTCGGGCACTCTGCGTGGCGAAGAGTTGAACTCTGTGATGGAGCAGGCGCCGGCGTTGGCACAGGCCATCGCGAAAGGCTTGAACGTACCGATCGGGAAGCTGCGTGAACTCGGCGCTGCCGGCAAGTTGTCGTCACAACAGGTGATCAGCGCGCTGCAAAGCCAGGCCGGCGCTGTTGATGAGGCGTTCGGCAAGATGACCGCCACCGTTGGGCAGTCGCTGACTCTGTTCAACAACAACTTGCAGGTAATGGTCGGTAGGGCCGACGAGGCGACCGGCGCATCGCAAGCGCTGGCCGCTGGTATTGGCGCGCTCGGCAACAACCTACAGTTGGTTGCCGTTGCAGGTGCGGCGGTAGCTTCGGGCCCACTGCTGAAGACGCTTCTCGCGCGGGTAGCGGCAACAAACGCAGGGATGGCCGCTGATCGCGCCGCGGCGGCGCAGAATCTTGCCTCTGCGCAGCAGCTTGAATTGCGCGCACGTGCGGCCATGCTCGATGCGCAGGCTGAAGTCCGCCGAATGGAGGTAATCGGCGGCAGCGTATCTGTCAGCTCCAAGGCTGCTGCCGCGACGCTTGAGCACCGGCAGGCGACGCTGCTACTCGCTCAGGCGCAGACCCAGTCGGCGGCCGCAAGCGCAAGCTGGGCCGCGAGGGCGGGAGCGTCCACCTTGGCAATGCTGGGCGGGCCTGCCGGAATTGTCACGATGCTGGCAACCGCCGCCGCTGGCTGGCTGCTTTTCCGCGACAACACCACTACTGCCGCTGCAGCGCTGATTGACTTCGGTGGCGCTGCGGACACGGCGATCGAGAAGTTCAAGGATCTCAACAGCCAGATGCAGGCAGGTGAGATCCTGCGCCTGCAAAAAGAGATCGACGCCAACTATCGGACCATCACCGATTCGATCACCGAGATGGTGGCCGCTGCCACCAACTTTGCTACCGTCGGGCAAGCCTCGGACTTCATCAAGGAAACCGAGCGGCTAGATTCAGCATTCAAAGCCGGCAAGATCAGCGCTGATGATTTTTCGGCTGGCCTTGAAGCGGCATGGAAGTCGATGATTGAGGGGTCTCCTGCTGCGGCTGCTGTGGCAAAGAGCCTGACTGAAGAAACCGCAGCCGCGGCCACTGCTGGCCGGGAGGTTGATCGCAAGCGGGCAATCTTGGAGGCGTTCACCGGGAGCAGCACCCAGGCCAAGAGCGCGACCGACGCGCTGTCGGGATCGTTCAATGTCCTTGGGGACTCGGCAGGGGCGGCAGGCAAGCGCATTGCATCGGCCATGCAGTCGCTGCCCGGACAGCTCGCGCGTGTCGGCAAGAGCGCGGGCGAGGTGGCGAAGCTGGATGTAGCCGACTGGTTCAAGGAAGCCCAGGCCGGCGGCGTCGACTTCTCCAAGCGTGACGACCCGAAGGTAAAGCAGTACATCGAACAGGGCGCGCAGTACATCCGGTTGCAGACCGAGCTGGCTGCCGCGCAGAAGACCTTCACCGAATCCCGCAAGGGCGCGGCGGCGGCTGAGCGTGCGGGCGCGAAGGACCGGAAGGCCGATGCGGAGGCAACCAAGCGCTACAACGAGCAGGCGGCGATGGCCGCCGCGACCATGGCCGGACCGCTCGCGGAAGCCACCGAGCGCCAGAAGCAACTGGAGGACAAGCTCAGGGAGGCGCTGAAGGAGGGGCGCATTGAGCGCGCGGCCTACAACACCTTGGTGTTGGAGTCGCAGAAGGCCTTGGAAATCTCAAGTGCTGAGGTCAACAAGGCGCTGTCCAGTCCCGAAGCGCTGCTGGCGACCATGGACGCCGAGGTGGCCATGCTGGGCAAGGTCGGCCGCGCTCGCGAACTGTCGCGCCGGCAGATGATGAACGAGCGCGACATGCGGCAGGAGCTGCAGAAGGCAGTGGAGGCGGCCGGAGGCAAGGAAGCGCTCGCCTTGGCGAAGGGCGCGGAAAGCTATGAGGCCTACGAACGGTCGATGCTTGCCGCAGCCGACGCGTCGGCTGCGCTGTCGATCCAGGTGGAGGAAGCAGCGGCAAATGCCGAGGCCTGGGCGAATGTGGTCTTGGACGGTGTGGATGGTGTTGCCGACGCAATGGCCGACTTTGTGGCCAGCGGCTTGCGCGATTTCAACGGTCTGTGGGACGACCTGAAGGACGTAGCCAAGCAGGGTCTGCGGGACATTGCCCGGGAGCTGCTGCAGCAGAAGCTGGTTATCCCCATCCAGACGAAGATCATGGAGGGGATCAGCGGCTGGGGCGGGCAGGGCGGTGGCTTCAGCCTGGACAGCCTGATGGGCCTGTTCGGTGGCAACGGATCGGCCGCCGGCGGCAAGAACCTGAGCAACATCGCCGGCCTGCTGTCGAAGGGGCAGGGGTTGTTCAGCGCTGGGGCGGGTGCGGCCACCAGCGGAATCAGTGCCGGTAGCCTCGCAGGGTTCGGCAACAACGTGGCTGCGTTCGCCGGCGGTGGCGCCTCCGCAGCGAGCGGAACCGCGGCAGCTGGTGCCGGTGCCGCATCGACGGCCGCCGCAGCGGTGCCGATCATCGGCTGGATCGTCGCCGGCATGATGAAAAATGCCGAGTTGTTCGATCAGGGCTGGGACATTGCCAACGGCGAGAGCTGGGCCGGCAAGATTGCAACGGCCGGTGCCGTTGGGCTCGCGGATAAGGGGTTCCGTGGACTGGGCTTCAACGACAAGACGGCATCCATCCTGTCGGGCTCCAGCATCCACGCCAAGCTGTTCGGCCGCAGCGCGCCCAAGGTGACCGGGCAAGGCATCACCGGCGATTACGGGTTCGGTGGCTTCAACGGCCAGTCCTACGCCGATATCAAGGCCAAGGGCGGCCTGTTCCGCAGCGACAAGAAGTGGACGCAGTACGGGGCGCTGGATCCGGGCATCGATCGCACGTTCGACATGGCGGCTCGCCAGGTGCGTGGCGCAGCCACTGACCTGGCCAAGCAGCTGGGCGTAGATCTCTCCGGGCAACTGGCCGGGGTGAAGGTGTCGCTGGGCAAGATGCAGCTGTCGGCGGATTCGGCAGAGGCGAAGGCGCAGCTGGAGGCCTACCTGGCCGACATGACGGACCGCCTGTTTACCGAGGCAGTACGTGCGGCAGGGTTCGGCGGCCAGCTGGATGGCTACTTCGAAGCGTCGGATGTGTTCTCGGCCCTCAGTGCTTCCATTGCACTGGCGGTGGGCAACGCCGACGAGCTGGGCCGCGCCCTCAGCGGCATGGAGGTGGAGAAGGTCAACAAGGCCGTTGACTACTTCCAGGACCTGGCCAGCGTTGCCGGCACCGACTTGGCCACGCAGGTCCAGAAGGTGACGGGGCTGCTGGGGAACTACGCCACGCTGATGGCGGATGTTTCCACGCAGCTGATGACCGGCGACCTGTCGAGCTACCAGCAGCAGGCGCTGACCATCGAGCGCACCTACCGCCAGCAGGTGAAGTCGGCCAACGACTACGCCAAGGCGCTGGGCCTGTCCGGTGCGCGCGCTGAGGACCTGGCCAAGATCGAAGCCCTGCGGGCGATGAACATGGGCAAGTTGCAGGCGCAGATCGACAAGGACAAGAAGGCCATGCAGTACGGCCTGTCGATCAGCGACCTGTCGCCGCTGACGGACCAGGAGAAGCTGGGCGAGGCGATGAAGGAGCTGCAGCGGGCGGTGGCCGGTGGCGACACCAGCGCCGCTCAGTCGGCGGCCCAGGCGGCACTGGGCTTCGGTCGAAACCTGTATGCCAGCGGCAAGGACTACAACGGCCTGTACGACCAGGTAACCGGGCTCATCGACGGCATGAAGGTGGGTGACCTGGACAAGGAGGACGGCACGAGCATGGGCCAACTGGCCGATGCAATCGAAGCGCTGCCGGACAACTTCAGCCGTGCCGTGTTCGACCTGGTGGTGAACAAGGACGCGCAATCGCAGACCACCACAGCAGTGCAGCAGGGCAATGCGCTGCTCACCGAGCAGAACCAGCTGCTGCGGGATCTGCTGGCCGCCACCACTCAGGGCGTTCGCACGTCCAGCAGCAGCGCGCTGCGCAACTCTCTCAACGCTGTATACGCGAGGTAATCCGTAATGCTGGCAAGGAAACTCACGCTGGTTGAAATCGGCGTGGGCGCGCTGCCGTCCCCGTCTCCGGCGGCGCCGCGCTACTCGACCTGGTTCCCGGTGGCCTATCGGCCGCCGGAGGTGCCGCCGGTGGACGGGGTTGTCCCCAACCCCGTGGCCGATGGTGTGCTGATCGAATGGAACCCGGTCGACCAGGCCGGGGTGATCTACGTGATCGAGCGCGGGCCGAGCCCGCAGGGGCCGTGGACGGAGATTTACCGGACCGTCGAAACCCGCTATCTCTACAGCGACGGCAGCGGCACGAAGTGGTGGTTTCGGATCACTCCCACGGTGCGCGGGAAGCCGGGCTCGGGCTCGGTGGTGGAGGCTACGCCGTCGCCGACCACGAGCGACCTGATCGAGCAGCAGCAGCGGTTGGCCAAGGAGATTGCCGACCGCATCGAGGGGGACGCAATCGAGGCCGCTGCCCGGGCCGATGGGCTGGCCGATGCTGCACGCGATCTGATGGCCGAGGCGGCGCTGCGACAGCAGGGCGTGTCGGACGCCATGGAAGCAATCACCCAGGAGGCGCAGCACCGAGCAGACGGCGACCTCAACGAACGACTGGCGCGCGAGGCCGCCATCACGCTGGAGGCCGAAACCCGCCAGAGCGACGTTGAATCGCTGTCGCGCGCGCTGTCGGAGATCGTGGCCGGCAGCGGCACGCAGTTCGATAGCCGGAAAATCTGGTACTTCGACACAACGGCCGAGGGCTGGACCGGCAACGGGTCCGATCCCACTGTTATCGACGGCTGGCTGCGGCCGGCCAATGGCACCGAGGCACCATGGGTGCAGTCGCCGCCGGCGTTGGAGATCGACGGCAGCGCCTATCGCTTCGCCAAGCTGCGCGTGAAGCGAGTGGGCACGCCGGTGTGGAATGGCTATCTGCAGTGGATCACGGCCGATGACCAGAACTGGGACGTTGACAAGCGGGCGCCGATCCCCCAGCCCCTGTGGGATGACCATGGTGTGGCCACGGTCGACGTGGCGGACATTGCCTGGTGGCCGGGCGAGGTGGATGCAGTCCGCCTGCAGTTCGGCGATGAGCAGGCGGTGGCCAACTACTTCATGGTGGACTGGGTGGCCCTTGGCCGCCCGACGCCCGGCGCCGGCGTCGCGCTGGTGCAAGAAGAGGCGCGGGCCCGAGTTACAGGGGACGTAGCAGAGGCAAGCAAGCGGGAGAGCCTGGCGGCCCAGCTACGCGGGGACTACGAGGGAACAGACCTCTCCCAGGTCGTCACCGGCTTGTTCGCGTCCGAAAGGGACGCGCGGGTCAGCGCCGATGAGGCTGCGGTGACCGCAATCGAGATCCTGCAGGCCCGGATGCCGGTTGGCGATGGGCCGCTGGCAACGGAGGCCAGCGTCACCGAGGAACGCCAGGCGCGCGCAGACGGCGACAGCGCCAACGCCGAGGCCATTCGGCTGGTCAAGGCACGCATGCCCGATGGCGAAGGCCTGGTGGCGTCTGTGGAAGCGCTGGAGACGGTCAGCGCCCGGGTTGAGGAAACAGAAGACGGACTGCGTGCAGTGGGCGAGCGCGTCACTTCGATGACGGCGCAGCTGGAGGGGGATCACGCCGGTGATGAGGACACCTTCTCTGGCGACTTGGACGTGTTCGCCGGCAGCAAAACGGTCTACACGGTCATTGCCGAGGGTGATCTCGCCAACGCTGAGGCCGTTGTGCGGCTCGATGCCAATGTCGGGCAGTTCAAGGCGCTCACGACCCAGCAACTGCAGGCGATGGCCACCGACGTGTCGGCACAGGCGCAGCGGATCGACACCGTGCAGGTTGAGCTGGAAGGGAAAGCATCGGCCGAAGCCGTCTCGCAGTTGCGGTCATCGGTCGAGCAGAACGCCGACGGCATCGAGGCGGTCGCCGAGTCACTGCAGGGCGTGCGCGTCGACCTGGACGGCAAGGCCAGCGCCCAGGTAGTGCAGGGCATGGAGGCCCGGGTGGTGCAGACCGAGGGTGGCTTGGCGCAGGTGCTGGCCAAGGCATTCCTGCACCTGATCGCCGATGGCGGCAACGGCCCATTGGTCGGCGGTATGGAACTGGGCAACGACGGCAACGTGGTCAGCCTGCGTTTCCTGACCAACAGCATGGAGATCGTGGCACCGAACGGCGCTGCCGAGGGCATGGAGTGGCGCAACGGCTACCTGCGTGTCTGGAAGGGGGCAGCTCAGAGAATCATCGGTCCCGGCTTCGGTGCCAACGGTGACAACCTCATCGACTACTTTGGCCCCAACGTGGGCGCGGCCGCAGCGTCGAAGACCAACGCCATGATGTGGATGGACGCCAACGGCAGCGCCTACTTCGGTGGCCAGCTGTCGGCAGGCGTGCTGCGCAACGCGGTCCAGACCACCACAACGCAGACCATCGGAACCGAGCTGGTGAATGGACCGTTTGCGACCAACGGCCGCGTGCGAACGGTGACCGTGAGCTTTACGCGTCGGCATGAACGAGTGCAGACCTCGTTGGGCCCGTCCGGTTTCGTAGCAGGGGCGGGTCAGAACACAGCCCGCGTCGACATTTACCGCAAGGTCGGCAACAACGCCGAAACGCTGTGGCAGGTACTGAACGTCGGAGGCTCGGTGAACATCATGAACGAGCCGGACACATCCGACCGCGCCGTATCGAACTGGGGTGGATCGTTCACCGTGAACGACACAAGCCCCAGCTCGGAAACCATGCAGTACCGCGCCGTCATCACTGGGTTCACCGCCCAGGATGTGACGCACACGTCTGGCACGTTCCAGCAGCAGACCATCACTCAAAGCCTATCGATGATTTCGGTAGAAATGTAACGGAGCAGATATGGCACTTCGACACATCGACATTGATACCCCACAGCCGAATGGCCGCTTCGGTGAGCCGACACGGTCGGCCAACATCAAGCACAACGCCAACATCACCGAGACAGAAGAGCGGTTGGAGGCGCTGGAGAGTGGCACAGCTGGAACGGGTACGCGCCTGGACGAGGAGATAGCTGCGCGCGCTGCGGCCGATGCTGCCTTAGCTGGACGAATCGACTCAGAGCACGCACTTATCACGCAGGAAACCGCTGATCGCATCACGGCAGTGCAGGCTGAGGCAACGGCGCGTGCCAATGCTGATGCTTTGTTGTCGGCGCGCATCCTCGGCAAGAATCGCCTCATCAATGGCAACTTCGACATCTACCAGCGGGGCAATCCCGGCACCATCACGAACACGGCGGCCTACACGGCGGACCGTTGGATTTGTTCGTCTGCTGGCGCTGGCGCGACAAGTAACTGGGGGCTCGGAGGAACCACCCCGGGCGAGATTCCAGATTCCACCCGGTTCCTCGGCTTCAATGTTGTGGCGGGCGTCACGTCAGCCTGGGTGGGCCAATGGATTGAAGGCGTGCATACGTTCGCAGGTGGAAAGGCCACGGTATCTTTCTGGATGCGTAGTGGTGTGGCTGGCAAGAAAGTGGGCCTGCTGATCCAACAGCATTTTGGCATTGGCGGTTCTACGATGGTCGAGGTGCAAGCTAGCTCCGTCATCACCCTCACGACGAATTTCACAAAGTACACGGCCACCTTTGACGTGCCTTCAATTGCCGGGAAGTCTGTGGGTGGCAACAACGCTTTGCTACTGACGTTCTTCTACGCTGACGACCGATCGACCATGTTCGGTGGGCAGCTGATCGGGCAAACCGGTCTGTTTGAGTTGGCGCAAGTGCAAATGGAACGTGGCGACAAGGCGACGGATTTTGATTGGCGCCCGGTGGGCGACGAGTTGCTGCTTTGCCAGCGCTATTTCAGCAAGTCATACGCCTTCGCCACTAAGCCGGGGACCGGCAACGCAGATCCGGGCCGCATTTCCACGGGTATCCAAATTTCCGGCGCCAACTCGCCAAGTTTCACCGCACATCCTGTCCGATTCCCGGTCACGATGCGGGTAGCGCCTGCAGTTACGGTCTATGGTGCCGTGTCCGGCAACCCTAACAAGGTCACTATGTCGGATAACGCTGACACCACAGGTGTCGCAACCGTTCGAGGGATCAGTGAAGGTGGCTGCGAAGTCAACTGGGTTAACAACGCGGGCACCTTTGGTGGTTGGTTCCACTACGCGGCGAATTCGGAGTTCTGACTATGTACCAGCTAACTGAAGATCCAAACATCATTCTGTGCCTCACTACCGGCGCACACGTCCCACGTGGCAATCCACTTTGGGATGACTATGAACTCTGGCTGGAAGATGACAACACGCCGCTGCCGTGGGTGCCGGTCAAGTCGCTGGATGAACTGAAGGCTGATCTGGTTGCTGCCGCAACGGCCGAACGCTGGGAACGCGAGACGGGCGGTATCCTGATCGGCGGCGTGCAGGTTGGCACCGGACTTGATGACCAGAACCGTCTGAGCGGCGTTCTCTCGGCCATCCAACTCGGCGGGCTGGAATCGGTGGACTTCAAGGCGCAAAGCGGATGGGTGCAGCTGACTGCGCCGGAGCTGCAGGGAATCGCCCTGGCCATCTCCGCTCACGTGCAGGCCTGCTTCACCGCCGAGCGCGCGCACCATGAAGCAATTGAGCAGTTGCAGACGCAGGCTGAGGTGGATGCCTACGACGTGATGGCAAGGTGGCCATCGGGATCTGGCCTTGGACACGAAAGCCCCCCTGTCGCTGAATTGGGCGTGGGCTGACACCCACTGCACCCATCACGCTGCCACAACGCGGCCTGCGGCCAGATTGCGGCCATGTGCTATTCCGCCCAAATCGAAGCCGCCTACCAGAAGCTGGTCCGCATGACCGGTGCCACCGTGTCGCTGCAGGAATTCGCCGCGCTCTACGCCCATGACCCGGGCAAGAAGCGGCCCAAGACCCCGAAGGCGATGGACGACGCATTCCGGGCCGGCACCAGCGCGGCAGAGCGGGCCGTGTGGGCGGAGATCCAGCAGTGGAACCAGGCCGAGGCCGCCATTCTGGAGCAGGAGCTTTTCGCCAACCGCAAGCGGCTGGCCGATGCGGAGCGATCGCTGCAGGTCAAGGAGACGAAGAAGGCCCGGGAAGACGTGCGCATCGCTGGGAACAAGATCGAGCGCGCGATGGGCAAGCTGGCCGACCTCAAGCGCGCCGAGGGCAAGGACCGGGATAGCCGGATCTTCCCCGGGGTCTACGCACCGGTGATTGTCTCCGACGGCGGCAAGTTGACGATCAAGCCGATGCGCTACCAGTGCCGCCTGGCCGGGAAGCCGGCGAACTACGACCAGCGATTCCCCGGCACCTACAACGCCCGCCGCGACAGCCTGGAGAAGTTCTGGGCGCCGGCCTTCGGCCACACCCACGGTTTGATGGTGGTCGATACCTTCTACGAGAACGTGGAGGGTCCGGACGGCAAGAACCAGGTGGTGCAGTTCACCCCGCGCACGCGCGAGCCGATGCTGGTGGCCTGCCTGTGGTCGCACTGGTTGGATCCGGCCGGCAAGGAGCCGGATCTGCTGTCGTTTGCCGCGATCACAGACCATCCGGAACCCGAGGTGGCCGCCGCTGGCCACGACCGGACTATCATCAACATCAGGCCCGAACACGTTCATGCCTGGCTGAGCCCGGATCCGACAGACCTAGCCGCGCTGTACCGGATCTTCGACGACAAGCGGCACCCATTCTATGAGCACCGGGTGGCGGCCTGAGGATTCATCTACTGGTCTTGCCCGCGGTTGGGTCCGGGTCCGGCCGTTCGTAGTCCTCGGGTTTGGCCTTTGGGCCGTCCCCGTCATCTGGCATGTCGTGTTCTTTCCACCTAGCCTTTTCATTGCGACGCACGTCAGGTGTATGGGCCTTTGATGCGTCGTCAACGTCGGTCGTGGGGTTCAACGGCAGTTCTTCCTGCAGCCTTTTCTCGCTCATTGTCTGTGCTCCGGAAGAGGGGAGGCCAGCATCTGCTGTGTCGCGCTGCTTCGCTTCCGCTATTGGCGAAAAGTGGCGGCGTAGCGGTCGCTACGCCGCCATGCAGGTTCACGCTGCTTGGGCAGCCTTCTGGTTGCCGCCGCCCTTGGCGATCATGGTCAGCTTTTCGTCCGTCGCCTTTTCTTCTTCGAGCGTTTCGAGAAGGAGGGGGAGAGCATCCTTGTAGCCCAGCTGCTTGGCCAGTGCGGCAATCGTGCCGTAGGAAGCTATTTCGTAGTGTTCAACCTTCTGTGCGCCGCCAATGAGCGCTGCATCGCGCACTGGGCCCTTCTCAATACTGTCAATAACTTCCTTACCTTCTTCGACCAGGCCTTCCATAGCCGCGCACTTGATGCGCTTCAGGCGGATCCCCAAGACGTCGACTACCTGGTCGATGCGCTCGATCTGGCCTTGGGTTTCTTCCAGATGCGTTTCGAACGCCGCAGCGAGGTCGGGATTCTCAGCAGCTCGCGCCAATCGTGGCAGCGCTTTGGTGAGTTGCTTCTCTGCGCTGTAGATATCGGACAACTCGTGGATGAAAAGTTCTTCGACAGTCTTGATCGCCATTGTTTGCTTCTCCTACCGGAAGGGAAGCGACAGGCTATTCAATGGAGTGTTACGCGAGTTGCACGTTGCGTGATCCGAACGTGAGGTCGCTTAGGTAAGGTTTTCCCGCATGCTGCATGGATGATGCCCTCATCTTGTGACGAAGGTCCGAATTCAGCAACACGCCAAACTGAAGCGTTTTGGATTCATCGCGCACCTCACGCGGAAGTTCCCCCCTTGCTTGCTACGGTATGAGTTCGTCAAGGAGGTGCGTGGAGGTGCGTAATGCCCATCAGGGCTGTTGTGTATGCAAGTGAAGCGGGCCCGGCAATCGCCGGCGATAAGTTGGGACTTGGTAGTGGAAAGCTGGACGCCGTCGTAGACGATGCGTGCCGGTTCAACCGTGACGCGGGAGTCACCGGTGTTCTGCTCTTTGATGGAGGGCGTTTTCTTCAGTACCTCGAGGGACCAGAGGACGGGCTGTTGGTAGCGTATTCACGCGTTCTCGGAGCCAGCAGCCACTCCGCGCTGGTTGAATTGCAGCGGGGCAGGGCGGGCCAGCGACGCCTTCCCTTCTGGCCGATGCGCTGGCTTCCAGTAGAAGCGGACCAACTGCGGGCCCTTGCTCACGCGGATTGGAATGGGTTCAAGCAGCGTGGTGACGCCCAAGCGATGAACGCGACAGGCATGGATCTTCTACTAGCGCATGTTGAGCCTTACGCGTCAGTGGCGTAACGGTCTATGGCGCACCCGGGCTCTTGCTAGCCGTCACGGCAGAGCTCGCCTTCCTCAAAGACTTCGGCTTAGTAGGCTTTTGCCGACCCTCGATCTTCGGGCCAGGTCGATGTTTCACTTTCGGGCTGGTCACGTCGCCGCCGTTCTGGGTGTTGACTCCGTACCTGCCCTGGGTGTTGTTAGCGCTCATGAAGAAGCTCTCCTGGAAGAGGGTCTAATCATGGGCCGCCCAAAGTGGGCAACCAATGCATCGGATGTATTTGGCCAGTGAGATCAAGTGAAGTCCCACTCGAAGGGGGCCGCAAGAGTTAGCTGCGTGTCGACAAATACCGCGGAACTATCCACGGGTCTGCGACGCGCCCCAGCCGGGCCAATGCACTGCTGCAGCTATCGTTGCCAGACCTTGGGTGGGGCGGTCGTCTATGAGCAACTGCAGAGAGATTGATTTTATGCTGCGGGAGCTGGAGGCTCAGCTCCCGCAGTGGGCGGAAAGGTACACAGAGGATGAGTTCATCGCCATGCTGAGCAAGGCGCTGGACTACATCTCCCTGAGTGCAGCCAGTTCTGCGCGATTCCATTGCATCAAGCGCACAGGATGCTTGCCTCCGCAGAGCGGAGAGGAAATTTGGGAGGGTCGCTACGGGAAGCAGCGGCCCTGATCATGGATCTTTGGGTAAAGGTCTGCACGCATCTTCCAGTTGCACGCTGATTTCGGTCAGCTTCTGCTGGAGCGCTGATGTAAATCCATAGCTTTCTTTTGATGCGTGGGTGTCAACTATGCTCGGGAGCAACAGCTGCCACGCCTGAGCCAATTGATTCGGATTGCCGCCAATTGCCATGACTAGTCGGAGCGCGTACTCCATGCCCTTCAGCTGCCCCCTGCAGGTCTCCAGCTGAGTTTCGCAGGCGCGCAGTCTTTCCTCGAATGCCAGATGTTCGGTGTTCATGGGGCACAGTCCGGTTTCGAACCCACAGGATAAGGTCACAAGGATGAAGGGGGCGCCACGCGGCAGTTGAACCTTCGAAGAGAAATCTGAATCCGGTGCTGTAGACCCGACCAAGGCACCGATACAAATCCAGACAGACCGCCAGGGTGTTCGCAGGATCTGCGACAGGCGACCGTATCCTTCCGGCCATGCTTCCCTCGCACGGCTACCAAGGCTTCCGATCAGCACCACCCCCCTGTGGATGGGTCCTGCTAAGGGACACCTGGGTGCTTTGGTGGAGTGGCCGGCAGATCGCCCAGGTTTCGCCGGCGAAGGAGCGCGGGGTGCGCGTGCACCTCGATGCCCGGAAGATGTGGCAGACCAAGGATGTATGGGCGGCGAGCGTCGACCAGGGCAAGCGCTACGCCGAGCGGTGGTGCGCGGCCAGGCTCTACCCAGAGATGCGGCTGCGAGCCGCTGTGGCTCGGATGGTGGACGACTCCCCGAGGGAACCCCTACCGCCGCTGCCTGGCCTGCCGCCGACACCCGAACAGCTGCAGCAGGCCCGGCGTCTGGCCGAGGCGGGGGCGAAGGAGCTGGAGCGGGTCAAGGAAGCGCTGGCGCCAATCCGTCCGCCAGCGGTGACGAAGCCCAGGGCGAAGGACCCCCTGAAGGCTTGGGTGAGGGCGGGGCGCCACCAGATGGGCCGCACCGTCTGAGCGCAGAGCCTCCAGAAAACTCGCCATCGAGCCCTTGCGCTGCAATGGCCCGCAGGCCCATGCTCCAGAAATGAAGTCAAAGCAAGTCTTTGATTCGCATCCAGAGTCAGGCAGACTTCTAAGCCGTCTGACGACTAGCTACCCAGCGTAGGTCGTGGCAACTGCGGGGCTTCCACGGGGAAGGTTGCGCCTTCGATCTTGACCAGTCCTGGCGTCAAGTTTCGGTCCTGGAAGATTGTCTGTGGCTTCCCCCAATACAACGACAGCAAGCTCTCCGTTGTGGAATGAAGAGAGGTCAGCTGCGCAGTGCCGGGCGCTGTGTAGACGAAGATCCAATCACCAGCATTGAGGAACGTGTTGCCCAACCAGAAGAAATGGTCGCGCAGTGGCAAGTTTGCCCCGTTCAGTTGCGCCTTGAGTGCAACAATCAAGCTGTAGGAAGCGAGGTTGACGCTCGAGTTTGCCCGAAGCACCACTCGTTCAAGGTTCGGGACGCCGGCATCGTACACACCGATGATGCTGATGTCTTCGAATCCGCTCAT